CCGAGGGCGCTAAAGGGGCGTCTTCCTCGCCCTCGATATCGTCGAGCGTCGCGACCCACTCCATGAAGCCGAGCGTCGTCCTGGCCTGCCGATGAGCGGCGTGCCACGCGAGCCACACGAAATCGCGCGCGAACAGATCACCACCGCTGAGACTGGTCGATGGCTTCTGGAAGTGATCCTCCCACGCGATCACATCCACGAGCTCAGCCGTGATCGTGTCCTCAACTCCGCCCTTCGGCTTGATCTTGAACTGGACCCTCATCGCTCTCCCCCATCCCCGCCAATGGCGGGATCAGCCTACGCGCCGACGCTCTTCGTGATCGTGCCCGAGATCGGCCAAGTCACATCGGCCGTGGCTAGCTCGCCGACGGCGCCGTTGACGGGCGTCCACTCGGTCACCAGCACCGTCGCGGTGTACGAGGGGTTCGCCGAGGAAGCGGCGGCCGTGCCGTTCGGCTTCACGACGATCGTCGCGGTCGCGCCGATCAGCGGGTAGACGAGGCCCTCGATGGCGCTGTAGTCGTTGTGGATCGACAGCGTGATCGAGTTGTCCTTCAGACCGCCGACACGCGTGACGGCACCCTGGCCGAAAGCGGTCGTCTCCACCTCGGCCGCGCTCGACGAAAGCGTGATGCTCGCGACGTTCGCCGAGATGTCCGTTGTGCCGAGCGTGATGTTGGCGTCCGTGAGGACGAGCTTCGCCATGATCTAGTCCTCCTGTGGGACGTCGACGTTTGCGCCCTTCATCTTACCCGACGCCTTCGGCGTTTCGGGAATCACGCGCCCCGACCCGATCAGGATATCGATCCGATCGACGTCGGCCTCCGTGATCGTCTCGCCGCCCGTCTTCCCAGCGACGACGAATCCGTCAACCACCACATACTGCTTCGCCATCCTCTTAGCTCCTTGTCATCGCGACGAACCTGAAGTCCACCGCGAGATACGTCGTGTCGTTTGCGTCGATCGTCTGGATGTTCCCAGCCGACTCGACGATGCTAGTCTCGACCGTGCCGCCGAGCGTCCGGTCCTGCTCGAGCGCCCACCGCACACCACCACTCCCATACGAGAGGAACGTGTCAAGCAGCCGCTCCGACGAGCGCTCCGCCGCCCGGCCGACGATCACGGTCACGTCATAGTTATGCGTCGTCAGGCCACCAGCCATCGCGTCGTGATACTCAATCGACCGGAGACTCGGGAATGCCATCGGCACGTTCACGTTATCGGGCTGCCGATCGTATGTCCTGAGTCCGTTGATCCGGCCGAGCGCCGTCGCGATCGCCGTCTTGACCTGGCTGACGCTACTCATCGGATGTTCCGCATCTTCCGATACGGCATCACGAGCTGCTCGACATCAGGGTCGAGGAACCGGCTGACGCGGACGGCTCCGAAATCACCGAAGCCGGCGACGCCGAGCGGCGAGTCGTACCGCTTGAAGATCCGCGTCGACTGGATGATCGTCGCCACCTCGATCGCCTTCGGAACCGCCGGCCACCCGTAGACGCCCGTGATGCGGACGAGGGCCTCCTCAGCATCACCGAACGCGTTCCCGACCGGCCACACATAGTCCTCGATCGCGCGGACCCGATCATACGCCCACGCGATCCCGTCGAGGTTCCCGTTCAGCGGCTCCAGCTGGTAGTCCGTCACGTCCCACGTTACCCACGTCCCGTCCGCCGCGGGCTGCGACTGGACGGTGATCGCCGTCCCCGCCAGATCATCCGTCTGCAGCAGCAGCGGATCGCCCGTCGCGAAGTACCTCGTCACCGTGCCGGACTGGTAGAAGTTCCGCATCGCGTACCCGTCGATCAGCCTCGAGGCCGACTCGATCGCTCCCTCAAGGAGCGTATTGTCGACGTTATCGGTGATGCGTAGCGCTGCCTTCACCTGGTCGAGCGTGGCATAGCCATTCGTGATCGCCATGCTAGTAGTCTACCCGCCGCGCGAGCCTATCCCGCACCACGCCGCAAACGCGCGCCACGCCCTCCTCAAAGCCGACCTCAGGCACGACGCCGAGGATCTCCTCCTGGACGCGAAGGTGCGGACGCTTCACCAGCGTCATACGGCCCGGCAGCGTCGACAAGACGACGAGGCGAGGATCAGCGGAGAAGCGACTATTGATCAGGTTCGCCAACTCGAGGATCGGTCGGATATCAGGGTGGCCGATGTTCGCGACGAGGTAGTCGCCCTCGTACTCGCCGGCCGCGATGATCGCGCGCACCGCATCCGAAACGTGAAGCCACCCGCGAGCGCTGCCCGTATGGACCGAGATGGGATTGCCGAGTGCGAGCTCGTGAGCGAACCGGATCATCGCCGAGCGGTGATCGCCGAAATCTTCGTGCTCGTCATACATCATGAACGGCCGCAGCGTCACCGCCGGCAGCCCATTCGCCGCCTCATACTCGACGAGGCGCTCGCCCAACAACTTCGACAAGCCGTAACGATTGATCGGCTCGGGGTACATCGTCTCGCGCATCAGTCCAGACGTATTCCCATAGACCTCGCTGGTGGAGAAGTAGACGAACCTCGACCCGCTGCGCTTCGCGATCTCGAGCATGTTCTGCGTTCCGACGATGTTCGTGTCGATCGCCATGCTCGGCGCGTCCTCGCACGTCACGCGACTCACCATCGAAGCGAGATGGAAGATCACGTCCGCGTGGAAATCCTCTATGCCGAGAAGGTCCGCCGGGTTCCGCACGTCCGCCGTGATGTAGTTCGATCGCCACGCCGGCCGCGTGTCGATGCTGATCACGGTATCGCCGCGCTCCTTGAGGGCGCGCACGAGCGGCGCTCCGATGTTCCCCGCCGCTCCCGTCACGATCGCTCGCACTACCTCATCCCCTTCTCGCGCGCATAGGCCGCGATCTGCTCATCCGCCATCCGCCGAGTATCAGCATCCAAGCGGACACCGCTGCGCGTATCGTGCGCGTTCCCCTCATCGAACACGATCCGCACCGTATCCGCCTGGTACGTCTGCACGCCAGCAGCCGCAGCATCAATGTAGAACGCCCAGTCCGACGAATAGATATCGTCGCGAAACCCGCCGACCCGATCAAACAGGCTGCGCTTGAATGGCGCAGCGCCGGGCAGCGTCAGGACGCGACCGATCGCCGCAGGATCCCAATAGCCGCGCCACTCGTCGCCGCGATACTTCCACCGGATAGCGTCGACCAGCAGCTCGGCACCAGCCTCATCAGCCGCGTCGATCTCGTCAAGCGCGCCCGGCAAATAGCGATCATCGATACAACACACGCTGATCCAATCGCTCGAGCAGGCGCGCATAACCTCATTCCAGCGTTCCGTGAAGCCGCTCGCCTCGAGGACGATGCCGAATATCGGGATATCCAAATCGTCAGGCACAGAGTCGAACATTCCCGCCATGTCGGGATCCTCGTACGCGACGACGATCTCGTCAGGCTTCCGCTTCAGCTCGCGAACAGCGTCCCACCACCCCGGCACGAACTGCGCGAAATCGACGCCCCACGCAGCCGTCGCCACACTCACCGTCACCCGCATACCGCGTCCCAGTAGACGCGCGGCGCCTCGGCGACAAGCTTACGCAGCACGTCGGGATCATCCCAGCCTGGCACGCTCGTCACGCCGACATGAGCATTCGCAAACACCTTGCAGCCGCACAAGACAGCCTCGATCACGGCGCGCCCCTCCGACTCGAACGCGAGCGGAAGATGAATGAACGCCTCGGCGCGCCGCATCATCATGATCACGTCGCGGCGCTCGTCGCGCGTCATCACCATCAGCGGATACCCCTCACGCGCCGCGCGGACCCGCGCATTCGCCAACCCCTTCAACGGATGATCACGACACGCCGCCACCGCGAACGGCTCCTTCACCGCAGCCGGATACAACTCGGACTCGTCCATCGCGCTCAGCACGAGAATCGCTTCGCGTGGCATCGACCACGCGCGCGTCCTCGACAAGTGCGCCGGCGTGTGCACGATCAGACGTCGAGCGCGACTGATCATCACCGCCTTCCACTCTGCTGGCTGCGTCGCATGATGCAACAACACCACCGGCTCGAACGTCGAGAGGGCGCGCCCTTCCTCCTCAGACAATCCCTCAAGGCTCGTCACGAGCACGCGGTCGACCGTGTGCGCCTCGTCCGGCGTGATATACGCCCACTCCACTCCGTCCGGCGCGTGCGCCAAATACTCAGCGTCCGACAACTCGGCGCCGCCACGATACGCGCCAGGAAGCCACCCCTCGCCCGCATCCTCCGCGACCGGCTGATGCGTCGAGACGACGCCGATCCTCACGGCTCCCACCTGGCGATCGTCTCCATCACCGGCCGCCAATGCTCAGCGAACACGCGATCCGCCTCGTACGCGCGCATCCCCTCGACCGCCTCCGTGCTCGTCGCGCCACGCTCCCGCGCGTACGCCTGCTCGAGCGCGCGCACGATCTGCGACACATGCGGCGTGAAAAACCACGAGTTCTGGAACGCATCCCACAACGGCTGGCCGTCAATCACCCAGCCGTCAGCGACGAGCTCGGGCTGCGCCGTCCAGTTACTCACGATCACGGGAGTTCCGCACGCCTGAGCCTCGATCACCGGAACGCCGAACCCCTCACCAGCCGACGTCGCGAGCAGCACATCCGCGTCCGTGTAGAGTGCTGCAAGCGCCGTCTGCGGCATGTTCATCCGATACAGGTACTGATTGACGAACCGAACCTGATCGTCGCGGATCCCGCACGCGCGCAACAGCGGCCGAAGATCAACACCGCCGAGCGCCGACGACTCGTCCGTGTGCAAGTAGAGGATCGCGTCAGGCTTGTCGTGCGCGAACATACCGAACGCGAGGAGATTCTCGCCCCACGACTTCCTCGGCGGCGTCCGCCCCTTATTCGCCGAGTTCATCATCACCACGAACGCCGACCCGTCCTCGACTTGCATGATGTCGCGCCCGCGAATCCGCTGGCCCTTCGCGTCGAGGAAATCCGGCGTCGGTTTGAAGACGCGACCATCGAACGCGTGCGGCGCGTACAGGCACTCGATACCGTCGTGTCGCATCATCTCTTCGCCGAATCGGCTCATCGCGATCGGCAGGACATTCGGCTTTCGAAGCCACTCAGCCACCTCGGGCGGCGCCGGCTTGTGATCGATCGGCACCCACGCCGCGATCTTCGGAATCCGATCGATGCTCGGATTTTTCAACGCCCACACATCGAACAGCGTCACCACCGCGCTCGGCAACTCGGACCCGCTCGCCCAATGCTGCGAATGCGCCATCAGGATATCGTCCGAGTATGCCGTCACACCCGTCGGGTACAGCTTGACGCCATTCCACTCGGCCTCCGAACCCTGCAAGCCGAAGTTGCACGCCACCGCCACCTCGTGCCCATCAGCCTGCAACCGCTCCACGACCTGAGCAGTCTGAACGCCATATCCTGTAGCCGTCAGCGGAGAGTTCGACGCCCACAAGACGCGCTGCGGCGTCACGCCCTGCGCTACGGTCTTCCGCTTCGCCGCCACGCGGCGCGCCTGCCGATTCGACACGATGCCTCCCAGAAAGCCAAAGGGCCGCCCACCCCGAAGGATGGACGGCCCAATGGTACCGCGCTCGTCGGCTAGGCTACGCCGTGCCGCCGATGAAGTACTTGATGTGCGACGTCTGCGGCAGGGCGCCGTCGACGCGCATCGACGCGCGGAACGTGATCAGGTCCGCGTTGAACGCGTACTCGTCGGAGCGGTCGAGGCGGATGCCACCGACCGTCCTGACCATGTACGAGGGGAGGTGGCCGACGAGGACCGACTTGACGGCCGTACCCGGCGACGCCATATGCGGATTCTCGAAGACCGGCTTCGACAGCAGGAGATCGCGCGAGTTGCCGTCGAGGGTCGGCTGGAAGATGTACTGCCCAGCCGTGTCCTTCAGCTTGCGGACCGCGCCGATCGACGCGCCGTTCATCATCCACCCCACACCCGGGAGCAGGCGCGCCGCGCCGTCCAGGCTGTAGTAGAGGTCGATCAGGTTGTCGGCGGTGAATGCACCCGTCACGCCGGTGCCGCCGGTGATGCCGGAGCCGGCCGCGCCCACGATGCCCTGCGGCTGGACGGTGCCGGTGCCGTTGGTCAGCGCGTTCTGGACGTTGTAGCCCAGACCGTTGCCGACCTGCTCGGCGAGGAAGCCGAGGAGATCCACGCCGGAGTCCTCGATCATCTCGCGCGACACCTGGATCAGGAAGCCGTACTTGTACGCCTTCAGCTCGACGAACTGGCTGAAGGTCGGATCCTGCTCGGTGAAGGACTCGCCCTGCGGCGTGACCGTCGACGAGGACGAGTACGCGTTGAGGCGCGGCACCTCGAGGACGTTGCCGCCGGCCGTGTTCAGCACGGTCGACACGTCCAGCATCGGGCCGACGAGGCGCGCCCGCATGATGACTTCCGAATAGAAGTCGGTCGGAGTGGGCGCCCCGGTCGAGCTGGTCAGGACATCGCGCTTCTCGAAGTTGTACGAGCGAATGTCGCCACGAGCCAGGGCGCGGATGGCCTCGGCGTCGCCGTCGTCGCCCGCCGGAGCCTCGTCCGTGCGGACCTCAGCAGCCACCGCGTCGAGGCGCGCCGCGCGCTCCTCGTCGGCCTTCAGCTGCTCGATGATCGCCGCGCGCGAGTCGAGCTCGCCCGAAATGCGATCGTACGTCTCCTGCTCCTCCGCGCTCAGGTCGCGGTTCTCCGCAGCCGCCGCGTCGAGGAGATGCTTCGCCTCGTGCCACGCCGCCTGACGGAGATCGTGCTGGCGCTTGATGTAATCGGACACCATGATCCCCTTTCAAGGAATCGAGATTGACTGGACACGCCTGCGGCTCCGCAAGGCGAACACCCGACGCGGCTCCGCATCAGGCAGTAATAGGATACCCCGAGAAACAGGCGAATCTAGACGCGCGCGAGCAGCACGTCGAGCTGCTTCTGCTTCATCGCCAGCGCCGCCGCCGCATCATCACGCGACGCGCGCAACTTCGTTACCGCCGCGTCGAGCACACCAGCGAGTTCCTCGTCGAGCATCTCGCCAGCCTCGAGCGCCGAGAGGGCCGCGTTCAGCTTCTCAGCCTCCAGCCCCGTCGCGTCGACGAGGCCGTCGAGACTGCGGACGCTCGCGCTCGTCGCCTCATACGCCGGAAAGCCCGTCACGATCGACACCTCATGCAGCCGCACCTCGCGGAGCTCGCGCTGCTGCCCATCATCACTCCACGAGTCGCCGCCCTTCGGAACCGAGAAGCCGAATGACATGGAGTCGACGTCGCCGCGCTTCAGCAGGACCGCCATGTCGCGCCCGTCCGTCGTGTCGGGAAGATCCGCCTCGACGCGGAGGCCGTGCGAATCCTCGGCGAGCCGGAGCGTGCCGGCGCGCTTCGACGCGAGCACGCGGCTCGTGTCGTGATTGACGAACAGCTTGATCTCATTCCGCGAACGCAGCGACCGCGAGAATGCGCCAGGAGCGATCCGCTCAATGAACGGGAGCGGCTGGCTCGGCGAGTTGAACACCGCGCCATACCCGACGAACGTCGAGCCGTCGCCCTCCGTCGCGTCGCGGATCTCGAACTCGTTCACGTTGACGCGGCGCGTCTCGACTCCGTTCTCCATACGAAACAGAGTAGCACCGGGGCGCTCGCGAACCTGAAGCGCGCCATACCAGCGCCGATCCTCATCCTCCTCCTCCTCGCGGATCTCGTCGCGCTTCCGCTCGAACCACGAGATCGCCGGCGCAGGATCCAGCGGATCAATGCCCCAGAGGTAGAACGCGACGGCGCCGGCGCCAGGCCAACCATCAGCCTCAGGGTCAGAGTTCTGCGGCGCGTCAAGATCGACCATGTGGCGCGCTGCCCAGGCGGCAACACGGACGACCTTATCCTCCGAAACCTCGCCGCGCGCCATCAGCCGCGCCTCGCGAATCGTCCGCTCGACCAGCCCATCGCCGCCATACCCTTCCGCGCGCAACTCGAGACCACGCGCAGCCGCGTCCCGCACATACTGAGGAAGCGTCAGATCGACCTGACGCTCGACCATCTCCGGCAACTCTGCCGGATCCACCGCGTCAGGAGTGAGAACCGTGATGCCGATCCGCGCATACTCGGCGCGGATATCCTCGTCATCCTCGATCGCGATCTCGATGTTATAGATGTCGAGAAGATCCTTCACCGTCTCCGACTTGAAGGCAAGCGAGTCGGCATCCGCGTTCGGCTTCATAAACAGCTGGTCCCAGTCGACGTCGGCTGCCTCGAGTTCGGCGATCGTCTCGTCGCGCGTCTCCTCCAGACGCGCCGTCACGATGATCACCTCGCCCTCGTACTCGTCGACGAAGCGGACGACATTCTCAATCGGCCGGCCCTCGAACGTCAGGAGCGTCCCATCGATATCGACGATGATCGCCGGCGGCCCGTCAAGGTTCCGCTCGCCGCCAGGCTCCATACCCTCAGCCATCGACACGGCGACCATCTGATCGATCGCGGCCTGCTTCGACTCGTGACAGCCGATCACCTCGCCGTCATCCTTGATCGTCGCCCACCCCGCGCAACCCTCCGCCGAATCCGTGATGAAGTACGGCACCGACTAGTCCTGCCTGATCACGGCCACCCGAACAGGAGTGCCGCCCCCGAGCGCATAGATCGACTCGCCAGCCTCCATGAACAGCTGGACCTCCTCGCCGCCGCGCAGACGATACGAATCATCCTTCAGTCCGAGCCAAACGTCGTGCTGACCGTTGAACTGCTCCACGAAGACAAGATCGAAATAGATCGTCGTCGTCTGATTCCCCTCATTCACGAAGCGCATCGCGTACGTCTCCGAAGGCTTCAGCGTGTAGACCTTCTCCGACGATGCCGACGCCGAAACCTTATGCGCCGACGTGATCAACTCAGTCGCGATGACCGTGCCGCCCGACACACTCGTCGCCGTATCGAGCACCGAAACGGCAGTGGACGATGACTGACGATTCAGGTTATACGATGGGATCGGCGTACCAGCCGACGCGACCGTGGCGCCCTCGATCAGCGTTGCCGTGACCTGAGCATTCGTCGAGATGATCTGATACGAGACGAACTGGGCGCCACCGCTCGGCGTCGCCATAGAGAACTGAGCCGTCCCAGCCGACGCGATCGTGAAGACCCGACTCATCTCAAACGCGTACCCACCGCGCGAGTAACCACCATCAATCGGATCGGGCTGGAGATTACTGATCGTCACGCGCTGCGCGTCAGCACTCGGCGCGAGAATCTGCTCCGACGCCGTGCCCAGCGTATAGACCTCCTGAGTGATCGCCACGACTACGCCTCCCCATCGACCGGATAGGCCGCCTTCGGATTCTCCGGGTCGATCTGACTGATCGGCTGAAGCTGCGTCGTCGGCAGACCCGTATGCGGAATCGGCGGCAACTCGAGCGCCGCCAGAATCGCCGCCGGATCAAAGCCAGAGAACACGAGGCGCTGCACGATGCCGCTCTTTTTCTCCAGCTCCGTCAGGTTCGCAGCATCGAGGTCGACATTCGCGAGCGGCACGCGATACACGTCGCCGCCATTCACGGGCGGCATATCCTCGATGCGGCGAATATCGTTGATCGACGCCCACCCATTCACAAGCGCCGACGCGTGCGCCGCATACCGGCTCTCCTGATCGCCACGCTGCAGCGCGTCGACATTGAACTTCAGGAACGCGACGCCAGGCAGCAGCGTCGAATACGCGTCCTCGATCTTCACGATGTACGGGCGGAGCGTATGCTGCACGAACTGGATGCCGTTCTGCTCCACGCTCGCATAACTCATCGCGCCCGGCGTCGTCACGCCGATCATGCTCGGCGGGCACCGGAACGTCCGCGCGATCTCCTCCACCGCGAACTGACGCGACTCCAGCATCTGCGCCTCATTCGGCTCCACACTCGTCTTCGTGAACTTCGCACCACCGAACAGCACGCCAGGCCTATGCGACCGGCGAACACTCTTGTGCTGAAGCTCGAACGAGTCGGCGAGGTCCTTCGCCTGCTCACGCGTCAACGCGCCCGGATACTCGATGATCCCGCCGACGGTCGACCCCTGCCCGAAAAACAGCTGCGCGAACGTATCAAGCGCCTTCGCCAGCCCGAGCGTATCCCGGACCAGTTCGATCCTCGAGCGGCCCCGCAGCTCGCCAGGCAGGCGCAACTCCGTAATGTGCAACATGTCCTCATTCGGAATGACAATCCGATTGTCATAGACGAACTCGGGCCGGCGCGTCACCCGGTCGAGGCGCACCTCGACGCTCCGAGGATTCAGCACGGCGAGGCCGGCGATACCCTGATCGTCGCGGAGAATCCTGATGAACGCATTCCCGTTGATCAGGAGAGACACGAGCACCTGCTGGAAATGCTCCGTCCTCGACACGCCAACCTCGGGCGAGTCGAGCCATTCCGGCCTCGGCCGGAACGGCGTCCGCGTCCCATCACGCCGGACAAACGTATCGACCGGCAGCGTCGAGATCGAATCGGCGATCAGCCGCACACAAGCGTAAACGGTGCCGAGCTTCAGCGACTCGTCCTGACTCATCGTGACGCCAGCGTTCGTCGTCATCATCAGGTCCCCGCCCGATCCGAAGATCGTCTGGAAACTGATCGCGCGATCCTCGAGGTCGACGCTTGGATTGAAGATGCGGCTAAGCACTCGACCTCTCGATAGCGAACGCGAACAGGAGCAGGAACACTCCGGCCGTGATGATGCCCGCCGGCGCGAAAATCATGCCCGCGCCGAGCGAGACGAACACCACGCCCGCAACTTCCATTAGGAGTATGATACCCGCCCGATTCATGCGGCGAAGAATCCTGGCATCACAGCCGACTCGGACTGCACCGCCGCACCATACACCGCCATCACCGACGCGACCAGCGCGTCGATCCGCTGGCGCTGCCTCATCTTCGACACCCTCCACCCCCGATCAGTCATCTGCGCCGCAGCTCCCAAAGCGTGCGCCGTCAGCGTTTCGTCGCGGCCCGAATGCCGCACCTTACCCTCGCCGATCATCGCATAGAACGTCTGATAAGCGTCCGCCATCGTCGCCGAGTTCTGCGGCATCGTCACCATCACGATCCCCTCAGCGTCCAGCACCTGAGCAGACCGCTCGAAAAATCGCGGATCATAGAACACGCCGGCGACCTGATAGTCGCGCGACAAGCGCCGAATATGCTCCTCAACATCGGACAGGTCGACATTCGCGCCCGGCCTCGGCGTCCACACCTCAGCCTCAATCACGACCGAGCCATCCTCGCGCTCGTGCGCCATCACCACCGCCGT